GAGCAGTTTTATTACCAGTTACTTCTGACACATTTTCTGAAATCACCTGGCGGGCTTTTACAGATTTGCCTTCAGCTAATACTGCTGGTAGATACTTTTCAAAAGCGTTTTTCAGACGAGGTGTCTGCACGCTTTCGAGTAAATTACGCATGACTTCACGCTTCTCTTCGTTAAGAGGAGAAAGCAGATCGTCTAATGTGTTTTGACGCACATTGGATTCACGGATCACACGTATTTCACGTTCCTTGGACTCAACCAAGACTTTCGCCTTGTGACTGAGTTTAATGGCCTCGGACAGTTGATGTTCTCTTGCAGCGATGGTGTTTTGCAACTTGCGAACTTCGGCTTTCTCATTGAGATGAGTGGCACCAAATTCTGCAGCATACGCTTCAAAAATACGACGACCAAAGCTGTTCTCGCGAGCAACTTGGATGTCTTCATGTAACTGACTAAGTTCAGCCTTCAAGTGATGGCTAACAGCTCGACTCATTTTTTCAGCACTTTCTTTTACAAAGCGTGCTTTGAGATTTTCTAACTTACCACGTGCTTCACGCACCAAACGTACTTTAGTTTCCACTACATCACGTTTGTCTTGGGCAAATTCTTGGATCTCACGAGCCAATGCATGCACCATGAAGTGTTCTAGTTTTTCTAGTCCTTCATTGTGCTGCTTGCGGTCTTTGCGTAATTCGCTGATTTCTTCAGATAATTTTGTTACCATGAAATTGTTAAACTTCACAGCACTTTCTTTCATCTTGGATTGAAACTTCACACGATCTTCACGCAGGGCAGCTTTCTCTTGAGCAAACTCAGCGAGTTCACCGGTGAGACTTTCTGTCATCATCTTGTCTAAGGCTTCAACCATCACTGTCTTATCGTGCTCGTAGCGTTGAGCAAACTCTTCACGTAGTTCTACTCGAACCTGCTCACGTGCTTCTGTCAGTTTAGATTCCCAAGCTTCGTTGAGTTCTTGACTGACGTCTTCGTTGATCAGGCCGCTATCTAGCAATGGTTTGATTGCATCTAGCATGCTTTACTCCTTAATTTTGAGATCTTTGATAAGGCGTTTTACTTCCTCACGCAAAAATCTCTGTACCTTGCTGTTCTGACCTGCGTCCTTGGCAATCTCTAACACTTTATGACCGTACTTCATATTGCGAAGTCCTTCATAAATTGCACGAGGATATGCATGCGGGGCACTGGGCTGAGCAACAATATCTACAGTGACTATTTCAAAGTCACTGACATGTCCGTTGCCTTCGTTCACGTTACCGGAACCACGGCTCGAAACTCCGAGTTTTACACCCGAATCCAACATGGTCTTAACCAGTTGTCCCATAGGTGTGGGTAATATTCTTAACTTACCATACCCAGCAGGTCCGTCCATCCACATCTTGTCGATGCAATGACTTACTCTGTCCAGGTTGATTTTCAAATCTTCAGGGTGATCTACTTCACCCAGCACTGAATAACCGTTTACCAATTGCTCATTGATGGATTGTACTGCTCTGGAAATCTCCTGTACAGGATACACACGTTCGTTAGCGTTTTTAACTCCGCCTTCGATACATATACCTTCCATGTACAGGGTCTTTTCTTTGCCGTCAGGACCATCTTCAAGCAAGACACGAATCTTGGCTTGGTTGAAGTTGAGATGTTCCTGTAAGTATTTCATCGCTGATTACTTGCCTTTAGGGAACGGTGTACGTGTGTTTACACCTGTAGCTTGACCCAAGTGTGGCTTGGTTGCAGGCTTGAGATCTTGCTTGGCTTGCGCAGGTGAGTTACCAACTTTGCCAATTAGATCTTTTGTAGTGTTCTTGTAAGCAGCAGTATCGTGGTGACCGCCTTCTGCTTGTCCAGCTTTTACAGGACGACCAGCCATGCCAGTTTGCCCAGCATTAAATGCTACAGGACCAGCTTTGCCGTCACCTTCTTCGTGGGTAGTAGTCTTAGGATGTACTTGCTTCAGGGTGATGTTTTCCATCATTCCTTCAGTTTCAAATTCATCAGCATCAACTTCAATTTCGCCCATGCCGTCGTCGCCCATGTCATCTCCACCCATGTCGTCGCCGCTGCCCATCATGTGCTCAAATTCAGCCATGAGTTCATCCAACTTGTCAGCTAGATCCATCACGTCGCCTTTGGTAGCAGCTTCTTCGCCGCCCATGTCGTGCTCGCCTTCAAGATCATGAGTCAAGTCGTCGCCGGCTTCTTCTGCACCGTCATCAAACTCTGAATCATCATCAGTTTCCATCATGCCTGATTCTTCAGTTTCTACATCATCGATCATGTCGCCGCTTTGGCTTCCGCCTAGTTCGTCGCTTTCACTCATGTCGGTGTCAACTTCAACTGGCTCTTCACCCATGGCATTGTCTTCTTCTATTTCTTCATCTTGCATGATGTTTTCATAGATCTGACGACTCTTGGAAACTACGATTTGATGAAAAAGTTCTTTGGCTTTGGCATCTTCGTCGTTGATAACATATTCAATCAACTTTTCAAACTGATTTTTACTCATTTAACTGGCTCCTATTAGATATTCGTTAATCTTGCCACCCGGCAAAATGTATATCTATATTTACAATTTAAGAGAAAAATATACCAGTTATGACTGGTTTTTTGTCAATTATGACGCAATTATTACGCAGCTGGCACAGCTGGTGGAGCATATTGAGTTCTAATGTCTTTTAGCTTTTCATTATACTCAAAAGTCCTGGTATCATTCATTTTTCGCAATTTGTTCAACTGCATTAATGTTAGCTTGGTCTTACGTAATTGACCAATATGAGGCTGAGTATTATCAGCGGCTACATCTTGATATGCACTGGGACTACGTTCGTAAAGCTCGTTAAGGATCATGAAGTATTTATGCCCCAGGCGCGGCTGCGGCGGCCGGTGGTTGGGCTGCTGGCGTATTTCCAATTGTGCCGCCGGGGCCGGCATTCATGCCTTCTTGTCCTGGTGCTGCAAGATTGCCCATCTCTTGACCCATTGAAACATCGCTTTCTAACCCAGCAGGAGTGATACCTACTGAACGCAAATCTTGTCCTTGTGATGTTTCTAGTTCAGGCTTGCTGCGTTCTTCTTTCCACAGTTTGGAGTTTTGCTGAATTTCGTCTTCAGTCAATCCCAAGAAACGTTCCAACAAGAATCTTTTGCTCATGTAAGGCAGTGCTTCTAAGCTAGTGAACGCTGTGATACGAGATGTATCTAGTTCAGCTTGACGATAACTTGCAAAGTTTTGTGGTGGATTAAACTTGATCTGGAACAGGCCAGCATCAATGTTAAACCCTCTCCAACGCAGGAACATTTTGAATTCATCGTCTAGTTTTTGCATGATCAATGCTTGCAGTCGTTCGCAATATTGATTGAATCTGTACTCTTGAATCAGTGCTGTACCCACTTTACCGTCTTGCATTGTACGATCTGAATCGTCTGGGCCTGTGGGTAAGTAGCTGCTAGGCACACGCAAACCACGGGCCATTTTGTTGTTAAAATACTTTAAATCGTCAATTTCACCAAGATTTTGTCCGCCAGGCAATACATCTACTGAGCTGCCACGACCGTCAACTCCTACTGGAAAGAAGAAATCTTCATTAATACTGAGTGGATTATAGCTGCTATCCATGATGTTTTGGCCGCCGCCGCCGTATGTGGGAATACGACGTTGATGCATTTCATTCTTCACACGCTCTACAAACGCCATGGCCATGTGGCTGGGCATGTTACCCACGTCAATCTTGAACACACGACGCTCGGGCGCACGTTGCACACGATAGATCAACATAGCATCTTCCAACAGTTCTTTTTGTTTGAATACTTTGAAAATGTTTTCCAAGATGCTTTTACCAAATGGCCAGAATGTGTCTAAACCTTCGTTCAAGCTCATATGCACCACGTGTTTGGCATCAATACAAGTTTCATTTACGGCACGATTGAATCTGCTGGCGCCGCTCATGGCTGAACTAGGCGCGGTATAGCCGCCGCCTTGCATGCTGCCGCCGATACCGCCTGCGCCGCCGGAACTTGGATTAACCATGAAGTCAGTTGTGGTTTTAGCTGCCACAGTTAAGTTCTGGAAGTTGGGATTAATGTCACGAATGATGTATTGTTCTGGGCGCTTGCCTTCGTTTTCATTCACGATCACACGCACTACTTTGCTCATGTCCACCCAGTACATTTCAAATGTTTCTGGATCACGTACAAAAATCTGATCACCGTACTTGATTGTGTTGCGGAACAGTTTGAATATGCGTTGATCCAGCTTGTTCAGCTTGACCCATTGCTGCATCTGTTTGCGGATAATTTCAATTTCGTGATCAGTTGGATCATCGTTGTATGTTATGTCAAACGGTGTGTCATTGTGTTCGTTTAGCTGTGTAGAGAACTCAGAAATAATGTCTAAACATGCATTAACTTCACTGTCCGCATCCATGTTTTCGTACTGATTATAACGTTCAATACGGTTAGGATGCCCTGAGTAAACTTCTGGCAGTCGGCTGGCATAGTTACGGAAGCTGAAATCAGTATCTGCTTGATTGCTACGACGTCCATCATTTTTAGGATAGCCGGGTAATCCTTGATCTCGTCCGCCCGCAATTGGGCTCATCTGTCCAGATAAATCTGCGACTTTGAAATATTTTTTCCAACCGGTGCCTTGTTTTGGTTCTGCCATAGTGAGTTATTTATTGTTAATTTCTAGACTGTTGCAGTATCTTGCCTTGTGTTGCAAGGCTTCGGCGCATGAGATCCACCAGTTCGTTCATGCTGGATGTTTGCATGCCAATATTGTTGGCCAATGTCATAATGCCCTGAGTTAAATCTGCACCACCTCCAGCAGAGGATTCTTGGGTCGTTGATCCTGCGGCCTCGGTAGTTGGTCTAGTGTCTCCAAGATTTGTGCGATAAGTTGTATTTGGCCCTGCGGCTGCTGCTTGTTGTAGTATGCTGTGTGCCTGTGCACCAGTTGTCACTGGTCCAGTTGGTTTAGGAGTTGCACCAGTAATATTTTTTGATTTTCCAGACAAATATTCGTGAGCTCCTTCTTTAGTGGTTATCTTGCTCGCGCCCGGGCCTGCTATGGCTTGATATCCTTTAGCAGCTGACTCTTCAAGAAATTTTGCTAGATCTTTTGGGTTAAATTTGGTGTCATATCCAGCAGCAGCAGGAGTTGCTGTTCCTCTACCAGTGTCACTGGTTGATGTTTTTTCACCTATGTATTTCTTGTCAAGTCCTGTGATTACATTTTCAATGCCTGTGGATAATTTTCGCAGACCTTCAGTAACAGGACCTACACCTTTATTCACTAGATTGTCCATAGCCATGGTAGTTGCTGTTTGTGCTTGTCGCATGGCCACTTGATTGTTAACATCTACATCACCACCTTTGGCAAGTGTAGTAGCTTGTGTAATAGCTTCTTTTTCAGCTTCCTCACCTTTCAACTTAGATAGTGCTCGTTGTCCTGCAAAACTAGCTTGTGTTGCATCGTTTAACCCTGCTTTAGCTAATCCTATATTTCTTTTAGTATTTGCATCAGCTTCTTTGGCACCTTTATCGATAAGTTGCGACGCTTTGAAGTTTTGGCTTATAATTGACTGAGACATCTCAGGCAATGAGATATACATTTTTTTGGCTTCTGGACTATTTACAAATCCGCTCATCAAATCCATAACACCTTGTTTCAATGCCTCGGGTGTTCTTGCTAATAATTCTTTATTTTGTTTTATCTGGTCTTCGGCTGCTTGGGCACCAGCTTCATCACCAGCTGCTCGTGCAGCATCGGCTTTCATCTGTAACTCTAGTGATACCGCAGCATATCTTTCATTGGCCTGCTGTGCTTCTTCTTGTTTGGCTAGTGCATCTGCTGATTTTCCTGTAAGCCGACTAAGTTTATCTTGCTGCCGAATATATTCAGCTGCACCAGTATTGAGTTCTGCTTGAGTTTTAACAGCACCGGCACTAGTTAATGTTTGTATTCTTAGGTAATTTGCTGTGCCTTCGTTGATATTCTTGGTAGTCAACCCCATGCGTTCAAATTCAGACTGTAACCCAGACTGTTGTATGCTAGAAGCAACCCCTGCAAATGCCTTGGTACCTTGACTAACTGTGCCGCCCATTACTGCTAACGCTTCACTGTTCTGAGCAATCATTGCGCCAAAATCAGGCAATTGATTCATTGTCAGACCAAACTTCTGCATGTCAGCAAACACGCCAGACATACCTTCGGCACCGGCACCACCAACTCTACTTAGATCTTGAAAACTTTTGAATAACGCATCGCTTTGCTGATTAGCTTTAACAATGTATGCTGCGGCAAAATCAGTAACTTTACTAAATGCTTGACCCAATGGCCCTAGTTCTTTGAACATTGTGTTCAGTGCATCTTTACTAGAATTGATTGCACCGTTGAATACACTGGCACCTTGTTTGCCGTCAGCTATAGCTGTGGTAAATCCAGTAACTCCTGTTCCGAGTTGCTTCATAGCTTGGCTGCTAGCCTGAGCTAAACCACTTGTTTTTTTATTAGCGTCTTGAAGAGACTCTGTCAGGCCTCTTACTTTTTCTTCTAATGCTTCAAATGCTTCAGGTGTGGGTGCGGTTGCCATATGTGGTCCTTGTAATTTTATCCAGGATCGATTTGATCATAATTATATTTAGCGAGGAAAATCATGCTACCAAACAACCCCCTAACACAATATTTTCGACAACCAGCTATCTACATTCGACTGCCATCAGGTGGTAAATTCTATCCGCCGGGCACACTAAACATGCCAGCCAATGGTGAATTACCAGTGCTACCCATGACCAGTGTGGATGAAATCACCTACAGAACTCCTGATGCCCTGTTTAACGGCACAGCCACAGTGAACGTGATCAAAAGCTGCATTCCGTCTATCCGTGATCCTTGGGCAATGCCAGCTTCGGACGTTGATGCTGCACTAGTAGGTATACGTATTGCCAGTTACGGGCATGCTATGGATCTTGATGTGACCTGCCCAGCATGCAACACCGATGAGTCAATTAGTATTGATTTACGCATAGTCAACGATACATTAAAAATAGGTGACTATGAAAACTCAATGAGCATTGGTGATTTGGAATTTTGGTTCCGTCCTATCCCATACAAGTTTGTGAATGACAACAATCAGATGCAGATAGAGCAACAACAGGCCATGCGTGTGCTCGAGAGTGATGTGGATGAAAAAACCAAACTGGATCAATTGAATCGCAGCATGATGTTGATCAATGAAACCACATTGAAAACAATTGCACAAAGTATTTCTGCTATCAAAACTCCACAGGCATTAGTAAGTGAAACTGAATTTATCATTGACTATCTACGCAATTGTGATAGTAAAATATTCAACCAGTTACGAGATCATGTGATCGAAATCAAACAAAAAAGTGACGTGCAGCCATTGGCATTAACATGTAAGGAATGTGGACATCAGTATTCACAACCTTTCACCCTGGACCTATCAAGTTTTTTCGCCAACGCCTCCTGACCTCAGATCCTGAGGAGATCAGTAAACTGGTCGACAACATGGAAAAAGACTGTCAAAATATACGCCAGGAGGCTATCAAGATGAGTTGGTTCATGAGAGGTGGATTAACTTATGATCAAGCCATGGCATTAGGTGTTCAAGAACGTGAAATTATAAACAACTTGATCAAAGACAATTTAGAGACCACCAAAAAAAGTGGATTGCCATTTTTTTAGTAAAACAGAAACTTTCATTTGTTAGTATAAATAAACATAACAGGAGACAAATATGTTTATTCAAAACAAGTACAAAAAATGGTATGATGCTATTATTAAAAAAGCACAATCAAGATCATTAACATCCACATATTCAGAAAATCATCACATCCTACCACGTAGTCTAAGTGGTAGTGACCTAATAGAAAATATAGTCACACTTACTGCTAGAGAACATTTTATTTGTCATGTGTTATTGACCAAATTCACTACAGGTGTACACAGACATAAAATGTTATATGCTGCTAACATGATGTCACAAGTATCAAGAGATTATCAAGAGCGTTTTATACCAAATTCAAGACTTTATGAAATGATCAAAAAACAATTTGGTCAGATGCATTCAAAAAGATTAACTGGACGTAAACTCACCGAGGATCACAAAGCAAAGATTTCAGCAGCCGGGCGTGGCAGAGTAAGTTCTCAAGAAACCATCGAGAAGAGGCGTACATCGTGTACAGGTAAAAAACGCACACCTGCACAAAAAGAACGAATGCAGAAAGCACAGCTTAATCGTAAGGAAAAAACACCAGCAGAAAAAGAGGCTATAGCTTTTAAACTATCTCGAGCACTAAAAGGTAAATCTACTGGTGCAAAATCAGACGCACATAAAGAGAAGTTATCTAAGTCATTGGCAGGTAGAGATAAAGGTATTCCTAAGTCAGAAGAAACTAAACAAAAAATGCGTAAACCAAAATCAGAAGCGCACAAGAAAGCAATTTCAGAAGCACGTATTGCAAAATATAAAGCATTACGTGAGTCATCTGTTTAGAGACTTGCGTAGCAAGTCTATTGATTCGCTGTGCTCATCAATGATTTCTTTGTTACTGAACTTAATATCATCTAGATACTGTGGTCATAATTCACCGTATGCACGGTGAATAAAATGCATCATCTGAGTGACAGCAGTCATTTATTATAAAGAGATTGTTGTTTCCAACGCAGAGGCGGTTGACCGGTACCCCTTACTCTAGCTTCACATATCAACGGAACCCTAGTGACCCGATAACAAATCCAGGTCCTATAAGCATGGGGTGTATCTATTTCACAGAGCCCAAACCATTTGTTGCCTTAAGTTAGCAATTGCCTTTGACGCCCAAGTCCGGACCGGGTATTGCACCGTTCCTCAATGGGGTTGAGCCAAACACTCAACACAGAGTCGTTAGTTGCCTGTTAAATTTTGTTTATGATGTGTGAGCCATGTACTCTGACTGAGATATGGCCATTGTAATAATCTGTGGATTCTAATACCTTGCGATCGAACTGTTCTCTAGCTTCAATGTAACTGCATTGTGCTTTTGAAGTGCAATAGTAAAGTATTTCTCTGGTGAAGTTTTTGGTGCCTAGGGTGTTTACGTCAACAGTAAGATTTTCGCTTGAACCGTAGTACTCGCGCCAATCACTGTCAATTTTGGTTCTAATTTTCTTTTTTTTCTTGATGCCGTTTTTTTGCTTGACTGTTTTGTATGTGGTTTTTGAAAATTTAGCTAGTTTTTTGCCTATGTACTTGCGACCAGAAAGATTATTGGTGATCAGGTAAACAAATCCTATGCATTCTTCGGGCAGTGTCTCAACTGGAGTGTTTTGATAATGCCATGTCATGCGAGAATTTGTTGTATTACCTTTGCAGTTTAGTTATCTCTTTCACCAGGTTGTGGCATATTTTTTATCAACTACTGAGCTCTTGCATTTGGTCTGGCATTCTTGCCACTCAAATGACTGGAACTCAGCTGTCCAAAAAGGATCTGCAATTGAATCTGCAAGTGGTCTGATATGTAAATTAAAGTTGTTTGCTATTTGCTGCCAGTCTGAATTGTGATTGTATCTATTGGCCACCCAGCAGCAGGGGAATAGCCTGCCACGAGCATCAATGTACAATCCCTTGTTGCCTATCTCGCACAAGGGTGTAACGCCGTTGCGACTTTTGGTTTGATTAAACAAAGTGTTGTTTATGAGTGGAATTGGCTCCCACTTTCCAGAATCTGTAAATGCTGTGGTTTCACGCTCAAAGCGATGTGAAGTGCTGACGTATTTCTTGCTGGGTTCCAGCGGATCCATGACGCCGTAAGATGGAATCACGCTGCCAAACTTTGTGCTCTTGGTCAACTGAAATTGATCCACACCCAGCTGCTGGGCAGACTGCTGCATACGGTCAATGTGATCCTCGTTGAACTTGAATGCAATTGCAGCCCAGACTATTTGACATTGGCTTGCGGCTCTAAGTGCTGTTAGTCCTGCAACTATACTGTCATAATTACTGTTCACACGATAAAGATTGTTGCTGGCGTTGTCATAGCCGTCGATGCTGAAGTGTACACTGTCACACGGGCCTAAACATGATCCTAGTTCATTCCACCAGGATACTTTTTTATGACTACCGTTGGTTACAATCACAATCTCTACAGGCTTAATACTCTTGATATATTGTATCACAGGTATTAGATCGTGGGCGTATATAGGGTCACCGTCATCGCCGCAGAATGTGATTTTCTCTACGTTTGCCAACACAAACTCGGGCGTAAAATTACGTTTGAAGAATTCTAGATCTAGTTCTGTGTTGACTAGACCATCAGGAACTTCTTGACGAGCACACCTAGGGCACCGCAAGGTACACTTGCTGGATATTTCAATATGAAAATGCCAGGTTGCCAGAGTCATACAAGTTCAACCTCGGTGTTGTAGTTTGTGAATCCATTTTCCTTTACAACCTTGAGTATGTTTTCTACTCGGCTGGTCAGTTCATCTCTGTGACTTACCAACCAAATTGACTTATGGCGTTCACGACTCATCTTCTTCAGCAATGCCAGCGCATTTTCTACGCCTTGTGTATCTAGACCCGAGTCGATCATCTCATCGATAAACAAGATATTGATAGGACAATACAGGCTTTCCCACACATCTCGAAAAGCCCAGCTCATGCTCAGGATCAGTCGATTGCGTTCGCCACGTGATAGATTATCAAAGTCCAACTCGCGACCCAGCTCTTCAATACTCACAGTAAGATCGTTTTGAAACTTCACAGTATGAGGTAATCCAATACGGTCAAGATAGTGTGTGAGCCTTGAGTTGAGATAACTTAGATTTTGATCGATGATTTTTTTACGAACAAATGAGTCTTTGCTGGTTAGCAGTTTTAACAAAAACTCCTGATGCTCTTGCACTCTAGTGAATTCGTTTAATGTATCGTAACTTACCAGCTGCAATGCTTGATGCTGCATATCAGCAATTTGTTCTGCATATGGATCAGTATCCGCAGACCTTGCTGCAAGATCCTTGCGCAAGGTATCCACAGTGTTTTTGTGATTGAGTGCTTGCTCTAAATTGTCATAAAATACCACCGGCGCAGAACCAATGGTACCAAGAGATATCAATCGATCTTGATGTTCCAGTCGTTGTGTATCATTGGTCAGCAACTGCAATGCTAGTTCTTGCAGATTCTTTTCACGCTGTGCTTTTACATTGTCAAGGCTAGTGTCGTGAATCTCAGTACCACATGCAAAACATTTGTGAGAAGCAATTTGTCCGAGATCTTTTCGAATTTGATCAACTTGCTTTTGTAACTTTGTATCGTCTGCATTGATTTGCTTGATCCATCGATTTGCATCATCTGCAGATTTCTTACGCACATGATACGCTTCAAGATCTCTATGTGATTGCACTTCAGCATCAATGTTGATATGCTCAAGATCACTAATGCCTTGAGCAAGTGCAGCCACATCTTCGGCTTGCTTGCGTATCCATAGTGTGCGACGTTTTTCTAAACTTTGTATTTGTTCTTCGATACGTTTGTTTGCTTCTTGAACTGCTCGAATTCTCAGTTCTTCAGATTGAATAGAATCTTTAGTTGCTTTGTTTAGTTCTTTGATACGATCAGCACGTTCACTCAGCAGTGTGATACCCAGCAATTGTTCAATGATAGTGCGTTGTTCATTGGCCTTGAGACTCAGGAACGGCGGTGTATACGTGTTTAGTGCAACAATATGTTGAAACATATCGTGACTCATACCTAGCACACGTTCAATTGCTTCTTGTGTTTCTCTCGAATCACCTTGAGCGTCATCAGAACTTTTGTCTTCTTGATTCACATAGAATTTAAGCACATTGGGTTTGCGCCCACGCTCAATTCGATAATTTTGTCCACTTACTGAAAAATCCAAGCTGACCAACATGTGTTTGGCGTTGGTTTTGTTTACTAGGTTATCCTTGCGAATGTTTGAAAGTGCTTGCCCATACAGCGCATAGCTCAAGGCATTGATAATTGTGGTCTTACCTGTGCCATTACGTGAGCCGTCACCACCCATGTCTAAGTTTTCGCCCAGCACTAAAGTTAGATCTGATCGATCAAAATTGATTGCTTGTGTGGTGTTCCCCACACTCATGAAGTTTTTTACTGTAAGGTCACGTAAGTGGATCATAAATTTTGGTAGATTTTCAGCAGTAACTTGTTGTCGTAAAACTCTGATTCGATGTTGGTAATTTGATCAGTTACAATCTGATCCACTGATTCAAATTTGATTTCGCCCGGCGCCATATCCACATCCACAGAGCTGGTCTTGTTGGGAATCAGCGCCATCTCTCGCAGGTTGAAATCACGGATGTATGTTTCTTTGATAAAGTTAGCTTCTTCGTATGAAATCTCAATGTCTAAGTTTACACGAACATGCATGCGAGGTGCAAGCAATGTGGCTGCATTGTCTATGATGTTGGCTAATCCTAACACACGATATCGTGGTTGATCTGGCCAGGCATGATACACAGGATCTTTACCCCACTCTATGATGGTAAGACCGCGATCGTCGTCACCAGCATCGGCGTAGTTGTGCGGAAACGCATTGCCAATGTAAGTGATATTCTTTTTGGTTTGACGTTTGTGAAAGTGCCCAGTAAACACATGTTCGAAATTGTTGAAGTCTTCTCTGCGTACCTCACCATGATCGGGCATCTCTACCATGGCGTTCATGAGATAGCCGGGCAGTTCAAAGTGTCCAAACATGTATTTGCCTTTTAGCTTTGGGATACGTTTATAATCATTACCCACAAGCCAAGGAGCAATGACCACGTCACCGACTGTGACCCAATCATTACAGATTTCAACGTTGGGTAGATGTTTAGCCCATTCAACACTTTGAATATCACGTTTATCGCGATAGTATAAATCGTGGTTACCAGGAATGAAATAAACACTAGAAAAGTTATCATTCAAATGCTCTAGTGCTCGCAGACTGTAATTCAGTGTGACAATGTTGAGACTGGCTCGATTGTTATGCCAATCGCCTAGAAACATGGCTGTTTCGCAACCTTGCTCCTTTGCTTTGGCCGTGGCCCATTTTACAAAATTCAAACAATCTTCATTGTGAACTGTACTGTTGCTCTTGAGCCCAAAGTGAATGTCAGTGAAGATCGCAGCTTTTTTAAATAGATTACTCATCCTTTGATTATACTATTCTTCAAGCGAGCTTACAACCGGTCCGGACATGGCCTCCATGCTGTGTTTGCCAGCGTTCTGTCGAGTCCAAGAAGGATTTAGTCCGTTCATTTCTAAAATGTCATCACGTATGTTCTGCATCTTCTTTTCAATGTTTAGGATACGAGTAAAGCTATTAGTGATAGCGGCAGTATAATACGCAAAAGGGTTCTGCGATTTTGATTCGTCGAATTGCAATCCGATCTGACTGAGTTGCAACAGGGCTTGCCCCCGCATTTCTTCGTTGTAGGTGTATCCACGCCAATTACTCCTTGTGGCATATCTTTCGCACAGTTTCATAAACATCTTGGCCAGAGTGCGAGTCATCTCGCCGTGATCTTTACTAAACTCTCCAGTTTCAAGATCTCCCCTCCAGTGACTTTTGCCCACCAAGAATGGAACTTTGCTCTCATCCACACGATAATGAAAGAACGGAGGGAAGTTTACCCGCATGTGTGTAGGATCTAGCATAGGTTCGTCAACAAGTCCTGCTAGTGGATCTTCCTCTACAGGATCATCCAGTTCCAACAGCTCTTCTAACTTGCGTTTTTTAGCTGCTGCTTTGGTGATCTTTTTGGGTGCCATGGGTATGTGTTCCCAGGTCATAATGCGAAAAACAATGTCTGTGTTGGGGATTTTTTTAGGATCAATGATCTCACCAGTTTCACGTTTGATACGATCTGCTCGGTTTCTACGTGCTTCGGCTGTGCTTTTTTGATTGATCTTGCTTACACTTGGCAGGATGATATCGTATTGATGATCCAGCGCAGGATCTCTAAAAGCACAGTAATTCTTTTTGCTAAGGTGAATTTCCTTGAGAATATCGCGATTATTTAAATAGTTGGTTTTTGGTGTTGCTCTTGTAATGGTTGCCATTGGGGCAGGATCCTTTAAAATATTATTTATTATAGCACATTTTTTCAGTTTGTCAACGGTTATAAACTGCGCGGTTTATTTTTTGGGTAAATAAAGGATAGGGAATTATCATGGCATACATCAAAAGTAACGCAACAACATTCAATCAATTGATACAACAAGGTCTATCAGTGGCTGACGCTGCTGCTCAGTCGAGTGTTAGTGCTGATGCTGCTTCGTACGGATCAGGCACAAATTCTAATGCAGGTGCAATAATACCTGGCGCCGGCGGGGATGTTGCTCCGTCGGGCCTGACACAAGTATCTTATGTACAACCTAGTATTGCATTAGATTCACAATCTCCTTTGCAATCAGCCACGGCAGTACCAGTTGTTGATCCACGTATAATTGTAGGCACACCTCCGCCTCCTATACTAGGGCCAGCTGCGCTGCTAGTTGATGATGCCACAGGTGTAGATGCCCAAGTGGAGGCTAACGCAGCAGCAGCACAACCATTTCCGTTTGTTGATGATGCCACAGGTGTAGATGCCCAAGTGGAGGCTAACGCAGCAGCAGCACAACCATTTCCGTTTGTTGATGATGCCACAGGTGTAGATGCCCAGGTGGAGGCTAATGCAGCAGCAGCACAACCATTTCCGTTTGTTGATGATGCCACAGGTGTAGATGCTAGAGTAGCTGCTAACGCAGCAGAGAACGTAGAACAAAGTGATGCTGAAACAGCTCGCCTAGCCAGATTAGAGCTAGACGCCACGCCTAACCAATCAGCAGCTGAAACAAACAGGCTTATTGATAAAAATTCACAAGCTGTGGTTGGCACACAATTGGCACAGCGACAAGCAGTATTAGAAGCTCAACGCAAATTGGTCAATAACGGTGACTGGCGTGTGCGCCTTAGTCTTGCTGCTGGTGCTGACTATTTGTACAATGCATCCAGCCCTGGTATATTACAACCATTGGCTCAAACTGGAGGGGTGATATTTCCCTACATGCCTAAAATTGATGTGTCATACAAAGCTGATTATGATTCATATTCACTCACACACTCAAATTACAAAGGGTACTTTTACAAAAGCAGCTATACAGATGCTGTGAATCTTACTGCAACATTCACAGCACAGGACACAGCCGAAGCCAATTATATGTTGGCAGTGATACACTTTTTTAGATCAGTGACAAAAATGTTCTATGGTCAAGATGCGCAACGTGGTGCTCCACCACCACTGGTATATCTAACTGGACTTGGTGAATATCAGTTCGCAGCACATCCTTGTGTGGTAAGTAGTTTTCAATACAACTTGCCCAACGACGTAGATTACATTCGTGCAGGCAGTACCAACATTAATGGTACCAACTTGACTACTCGACGAATACGACAAGACTTGCCAACCAATCCCATAACTGGTGCTATCAAACGATTAGAAAACTTATTCTCCAGTCAAGGTATCAACAAAGGTGCTATCTCAAGCCCATTGGCACCGCCGACTCTGGGCAAAAATTCACCAACTTATGTGCCTACCAAGATTGATTGTACAATAACTCTATTGCCCATGCAAACTCGGGCGCAGGTCAGTCAAGTGTTCAGTCTCAAGAGCTTTGCCAATGGTGACCTGATCAAAGGAGGATTCTGGTAATGGCCACATACGACTCAACTAGTGCATACTATACCACAGGGTATAGTCAATTTTTCTTGGACGTAATGGCCAACCGTGCCATTCCCAAAGAAAGCGATGATCGACTCATGCAAATCAACCAAACATATCAGTATAGACCTGATCTGTTGGCCTTGGATTTGTATGACAACCCTGGACTTTGGTGGGTGTTCTATCAACGCAACCCTAACACACTCGCTGCACCCCCATTGGATTTCAAAGCAGGTGTGCAGATTTATCTACCCAAAATAACCACATTACGTAGTGTATTAGGATTCTAAGCATGGCATCCATTGCTGATCAAATCAAACAAGTTCAGGCTAATATAGCTGATTATCAAATCAATCTAGCCGAAGCACGGGCATTGCTGGTAAATGCAAAATCAGCTTCGGGACGAGCAGCGGCTGCTGCCGATATTGAAATTTACAATGCGCAGATACTACAACTGCAAACGGTCCTGTCCAATTTACAAACTCAATTCAATGCTGCGCCTAGTAGTTCAGGTGACACCACATTTCAAGCTCAAACAGCACGAGATGATCAGTCTAATACCACAGCAACAGAACCGCAGCAGAAAGTTGAAACTTTTGATGGGCGTATCACAGAAAAACTGCCGTCAGCAGATACCAATGCCAATCTCCCAGCTACAGGTAATTTAGAGTTTGGTACCGACGCCGAAACACGAACACTGAACAATACCCAAGCTATTGCATCTCCTGAGCCGTCGGGGCCATTATCTGCACCGCCATTTTTGGATCCTCAGCAACGAGCAGAGTTCAACAGCTTGCAAACTCAAGGAGCATTGCCTAGCTATGCTCCAGTCAACAATGCCACTCAAGGCGGTGTAGGAGCACGAGGTGATGATGCTGCACAGCCTACTACCAATGCTGTGCGAAATAGACTGGATGAACTGTACGGTGGCGCAGCCAACAAAATTGTATCACAAGATAACATATTGGATTTTTACTCCAGCTATACCTACAGTCTCAGTTGGTATCTAATAGATCCTGAAACTTATAACAAGTTGGTCAAATCTCCAAAAAGAAATCTTGAAGGTTATTATCTCCTGGTACAAAGTGGTGGAGCACCGGTCAACAATCAGGTGCCTGCAAACAATGGTACTAATCCCACTGTACAAACATCAGGCACAGTAGGTTACGGACGCAGTCCATTTTTTCCACTGGACTATTACATTGACAATCTTGAATTCAATGTGGCCTATGCAGGTACAGCAACAAATGGTGCAGCCACATTTAGTGATTTGACGTTTACCATAAGTGAACCCAATGGAATTACACTATTGGATAATTTGTACAGTGCTGTGGCAGATTTGTACAGCAAGAAAAATATTGTCAAACCGGGCACCACACCCAATTACTCTGCTGCAATGTATGTGATGGTAATAAGATTTTATGGGTACGATGTGGATGGCAATCTTGTACAACCCATTGCACGACGAGCTGGGGTCACAGACAATCAAGCAGCAGTGGAAAAATTTATTCCTTTTACTATCACTAGCATTGATTTTAAAGTTGCCAACAAGCTGGTTGAATATCAAGTTGCTGGTGTGGTGCCGGGAACCGCCACAGGATTTAGTACCAATCGAGGCAGTATTCCGCAAAACTTCCAGTTTCAAGGAACCACAGTCAAGGACATCTTGGTTGGTACAGTGGCACAACAAACAGCCAGTGAGGCCGCAGGCGATCAAGTTAGAAATGGTATTCCTATACAAACATCTCCACCGGGCAGTAACAACATACAAGATCCTCAACAGCGAGCTCAAGCAATACTAGATGCTACTGGCAACAATGGATGGGCAGGAGGATAATATGGCTGATAATTTACTACCAGGAACACGATTTGGCGGCAAACCCGACGAAAATGCAATGTCTAATGCAGCGGCAGGGCTTGCACCAGCCAAAGCTGATGCTGCTCCTAAACCTGGAGCCACTCAAGTAGGTACTGGATTGATTGCAGCACTCAATGCTTACTGGGGCGCCATAGCCAAATCTAAAAAAATAATACCTGACATATACGAAATCAAATTTGTTGATCCATTGTTGAGCAATGCCAGCGTGGTCCCACCTGAGGCATTTGATAAAAGTTTTGCCGGCGGATCTTTACAGGTTACTGCTGCTGATGAGCTGCTGAGTGAAAAACAAAATATGAGTCCAGCGGTGCGCCAGCGATCCGCCACGGCAGGTCAGCAAATCATACAGTTCATTGACACAGTATTGCGTAACAGCAACTACATTACAGATCAGCAAAAAGTAGTTTGGAATGTAAAAACCAATTCATGGAAATACAACGGAAAACCTGCACAAAACTTTGCGTGGTTTAATATTTCATGTCAAGCTGAACAATTGCAGTATGATCCCAAGCAGAATGATTTTGCATACAGAATGACTTACATCATTGCACCGTATCAAATTCCTGTTCAGAGTGAATACTTTGATAACAGTTCTTTTAGAGGTGTGCATAAGGTTTACAATTACTGGTTCACTGGGCAAAATTCTCAAGTCACACAGTTTGAACAAAATTACAACAATGCATGGACGCAAGCATTAACTAGCGATGCATCTGTGAGAGCTGGCAATGAATCTACTGCCAGTCGTGTGAACAGCAGAGAGCAATGGAAAAAACGATACATGCCTGCTAGCAATCAAGCCAGACAAGGCAGTGACGGCAATACATTTGAACCAGGTGCCAATGCTGCTGATTATCTTTACACTGTAGACACTGCTACTATTGCACTGAACATACTGGGAGATCCTGCATGGATTCCTCCACCTACCAACATACAGCCAGGTCAATTCAGTACGTCACCATTTTTTGCTGATGGCAGCATTAACACCACAGCCAGTGCAGCATATTTTGAATTTGCTTGGAACAAGCCAACAGATTACAACACTACCACTGGATTAATGGATCCGGGACAAAACAATTTTGGTGCAAATCGGCCAGCTGGCAAAGCTGGTCTTGCTCAACAAGCAATATCTTATCAGGCTACCGGAGTAAAAAGTAAATTTCGTGGCGGCAAGTTCAGTCAAGAACTAACAGGTACTTGGTTACAAACTCCTGCCAAGAATGCAGTGGCTGCTGCTGATACAGGTAGAAAAACAGATCCAGCAACCAACACAACATCTGTGGGCAGTATTAATAATGTTCAAGATCCTGCACAGGCAGCAACTGTTGCATCTTCTGGACTTCTAGCCGGAGCATCAGTATACAGCATCAACAATGTTCAAGACCGTGCTCCATCAGCAGTAAATATTGAATCGTCGGCTGCTCCTAATTCAATTGCATCAATCAACAATGCAGAACTTAGACCTAGCGAACCGTCTACTGTGGATGTTGGTGTACAAGTTGTAAATCCAGTACCAGCGCCACCAGTGTTAGGCGGCGGGTTCATTTACGGTAACGGAGCCAACACTCCAGTTGCTTCTTCAAACCCGCCGCAGGGTATTGTGAATGATGATCAGGGTGGACCACAATAAAGGAAATATGTTGTAATGGCAACTAATACAAATCAAGCGTCGGGCAGAACAAAGAATTTCAAGTTTGATCGTGGAGGCACACCTGCTGAGATGGGCCCGTTCATTGGCCGAATCGTCAACAACATTGATGCCACTCGCACCGGTCGATTACAAGTGTTCATTGAACAATTTGCAACAGGTCAGCCCAGCACCAATCCTGAAACCTGGCGTTGGGTACGATATCTTTCACCATTTTATGGAGTAACAGAAAAAAACAGTACCAGTACAGGTGCAGGATCATATCCGGGCAATCAACAAAGTTATGGCATGTGGTTCACTCCTCCAGACATTGGAACATCAGTTATGTGTTTCTTTGTCGAAGGCGACCCTGATCAAGGCTACTATGTTGGCAGTGTGATTGACAACAGTTTAAATCACATGTTACCAGCCATTGGCGCTGCTAACAAAGCCCAGTATGTAACACAAAACAAAACTCAAGATGCATACTTTGTTGACGCACCGCAACTGCCAGTTACTGAAATCAACACAGCTAACAAAGAAGTTGATCAGAATCCACGATTCTTTGATCAGCCTAAACCTGTACACAGTTATCAAGCAGCTATATTTTTTCAGCAGGGGCTGGACAAAGATACTGAACGTGGTCCTATTATCTCTAATGCACAACGAGAAAGTCCAAGCACAGTATACGGAATATCCACGCCAGGGCAACCAATTTATCAGGGTGGATTAGATCCTGCCACCATACGCAAGCAACTCAGCACTGGTGCAGTTAAACCTCAAGATGTCACAGTGATTGGCCGTAAAGGTGGACATACTTTGGTAATGGACGACGGCGACTTAGAAAACAAGAACGCTTTGTTTAGATTGCGAACATCCAAAGGCCATCAGATCATGATGAATGATTCAGAAAACTTCTTTCAGATCATTCATGCCAATGGTCAGACATGGTTGGAGTTTGGAGAAGAAGGCACCGTAGATGTTTATTCTACTAATTCTGTAAATATTCGCACACAAGGTACAATCAATTTGCATGCTGACAAAGACATCAATATGTATGCTGGCGGCAATCTCAGTATGAAATCAAACAAGAACACTAATATAGGTGCAGTGGGCACTATGAACATAGCCAGTCAAGGTGAAATGGTACTGTATGGCCAATCAACTGTGGGCATAAAAGCCGACGGATCATTAGCATTGCAAAGCAAAACAACAGGATCATTTGACGGCGGTGCTTCGTTAAGACTCAAAGGTTCAAGAATAGATCTAAATGGACTGCCGGCAACGTCAGTCAAGACTCCTAAACTGTATCCCAAAACAACATTGGATGATACTGAATTTAATAATTCAACTGGTTGGAAAGTAAAACCCAAGTCTTTGGAAAGTATTGTTACTCGTGCTCCTACTCACGAGCCATACCCGTATCATAACAAAGGTGTGGCAGTAGACGTGAATCTTGGTGGGTCTGGCGCACCAACTCCGCCGCCGGCAGCAGAACCAGTTCCTACAAACTGGAGTATCATAAGAAAATCATGAGCAACTTTACATTCACTGGTCCCGACGGAGCAATATATGAAGTACAAGGTCCTTCTACTGCCACAGCTGAACAAGCACGAGCAGTGTTCTCTCAACAAACATCCACAGGTGGGCTGACTGGATTACCAGTGGGCGGGTTAGTTAATGCAGTGACTCAATCAGCCGGAGGCCTAAGTTCTGCGTTGGCACAGTTGGGTCCTCAAGCCATAAGTTTAACAAAACAAATAGGCAATTACATCAATTTGCCAAATTTAACTGGCTTACCAGTACCTAATGCTATAACCACCAGCGACTTTGTTAATACCAGAACAGCCGCACAAACAATTGGATCCATTGGGTCTACACAGATACAAGGCTTGGTAGCGCAAACTGCTGCGTCAGTAAATCAGGCCACGGATGTAATTACCAATTCCAAAGGACTAGGACAATTTGGACTCAGTGCTGATCAATTACAACTGTCAGGGTTGATCAAACCAGGATTAGCTGAGCAAATCAATTTAGACCCATCAAAGTTCACCAGCATATTATCAAGCCCTACCAGTTGGACAGGCAAACTAGGAGCTACAGATATTTCTTTTGTTCTCGGCAGCAGCAGTTTACAAACGTCAGTACAACAAGGATTGATGAGCACAAACTTTGATCAGTTAAAACAACTGGGCACAATCACCGGACTAGAATCAGCAACACAATTAGGTCCTTTGGTAAATGTAGCAACAAAGTTTGGGTCGGGAACTGCTACCGAATGGCTATCCAGTGCCACCGGTGCATCGGGCATCACAAGTGCAATAACCAGCGGGTTAGGCAGCAATGTGAGCAGTTTGTTATCGGGTGGTGCAGGTAGTTTGCTATCAGGTGGCGCAGGAAGTTTGCTATCAGGTGGCGCAGGAAGTTTGCTATCAGGTGGTGCAGGCAGTTTGTTATCGGGTGGTGCAGGTAGTTTGCTATCGGGTGGAATACCATCAGTACCAGGATTGTCGTCTGTGATAGATGGTTTTGCACAATCTGCACAGTTTGCACAAGTTTTTTCTTTTGCTAGTTCTTTTTTAGGTGGCGGCGGCAATCCTCTCGAAGCAGGCACTGTGACACCTACACCTGCTGCAAACACAGTGAATAGACAAACTATAAATCAAGCAGTATCCGCAATCATCGGCAATAGCAAAATACCTGTACCGGACTTTGTACCAGCAGCGTAAATCTCTACTGGAATCCAATGGATAAATATCAACATGCCTACATTCATTGGATTCAACACACAAGATCAATACAAGAAGTTTACTCTAGTAGACCAAGAGTTAATCAAGCGTGACCTCTTAAACGCTTTTAACATCTGGCAAGGCCAACTGCCGGGGCGTCCTGCATACGGTACTATACTTTGGGATTTTTTGTTTGAAAGCCAAGATCAAACTACTATGGCTGCTATCTTGCGAGAAGTGCAGCGTGTGGCTGGCGGCGATCCCAGAGTGGCAGTCACAGATATAAATTTATTCCCACAAGAAAATGGCGTGTTGATCGAAATTGAAGTGCAGTTTGTTCCTAATACTGATTCTCAATTGCTGAGTGTGTTCTTTGATCAACAACAACGTAGAGCTTCGTTTGTATAAACGTAGCCGTTTATATATTCGGTAAATAACAAATAACAACGGACGATCATGGCAACCACTACTAGACAAACAGTTATATTCGGAGTAGAAGATTGGAAACGCATCTACGAGACCTACAGAGAAGCGGATTTCCAAAGTTACGACTTTGAAACCTTACGCAAAAGTTTTGTAGACTATCTGCGCCAGTATTACCCTGAGACCTTTAATGATTACATTGAAAGTTCAGAATTCATTGCACTACTAGATGTAATAGCATTCATGGGACAGGCCATGAGCTTTCGTAATGATCTTAACACCAGAGAAAACTACATAGACACAGCCGAGCGTAGAGACAGTGTGGTTCGACTGGCCAATCTAGTAAGTTACACACCCAAAAGAAACACCGCTGCCAGCGGCTATCTCAAGGTATTTTCTGTGCAAACTACAGAAAATGTTACAGATTTCAATGGTATAGATTTAGCTAATGTCACAATCAACTGGAACGATCCTACTAATTTTAACTGGTTAGAGCAGTTCACAGCTATTATCAATGCAGCATTAGTGGATACACAAAGAGTTGGTCGCCCAGGCAATCGCGAAACTATTGTGGGTGTGGATACGTCTGAATATTCAATCAACTTGGTTCCTGGATTTTTACCAGTGCTGCCTTACACAGCCACGGTGGATGGGGTTAACATGCCATTTGAAGCAGTGAACGCCACATCAGTAGGAACACCAGCAACATCACCGTTTATATTTGAGCCAGCGCCACAACCCAGCGGCATTTTTAACATGTTGTTCCGTAATGATTCACTGGGTTATGCAGCAGCCAATACAGGATACTTTTTCTACTTCAAGCAAGGTGTATTACAGAATCAAGATTTCAACCTAGCTGAACGTATTCCCAACCGAACTGTGAATATTAATGTTGACGGAGTAAACAACGAAGATCGTTGGTTGTTCCAGTTAGACAACACCGGCACAGTGACCCGCCAATGGCAGTATGTGCAGTCAGTATATGCCGCAGCAGCTGAACAATTGGCTCCAGATCAACGTAGTTTGTTTTCAGTAACATCCAGGGCCAATGATCAAATCACATTGACATTCGGAGACGGCGTATTTTCGGCCATACCCACAGGATTGTTCCGTTCGTATGTACGTGCATCAAATGGATTGCAATACATTATCAATCCTGAAGAAATGCAAAGTGTGGTATTGCCCATCAGCTATATCAGCAGATCAGGACAGTTGGAAACTATCACATTCACTTGTGGTATCACAACTCCAGTGAGCAATGCTCAAGCTAGAGAAACTCTTGATGAAATCAAACAACGTGCGCCTGCTAGATACTACACACAGAATCGTATGGTCAACGGTGAAGATTACACTAACTTTCCATTCACTGAATACAATTCTATCATCAAGAGTTATGCATTAAATCGTGCTAGCATTGGTACCAGTCGATATCTTGATCTAGTGGACAACACAGGCAAGTACAGTTCTACAAATATTTTTGCGTCTGACGGTGCCATATGGGAAGACAATCAACTACCTACATTTTTGTTTACTTGGCTGACCAATAATGATATTGCCGACGTGCTAGTTAATCAAGTGCAACCACTATTATCAAACAATGCATTTGTGCAGTTTTATTATGCTAACTTCCTTAGACCAGATCTAGCAGTATTGAATTTAACGTGGAATCAGAGCACAACTTTAGCCAACGAAACCACAGGATACTTTGTAAATGCTGCTGGTAATCCGGCATCTATTGGTACATACAGCAGTTCTAATTCAAAGTTTATCACTGTGGGTAGTTTGATTAAATTTGCAGCACCTGCTGGTTATTTCTTTACTGCTAGCAATCGTCTAAAGTTAGGTATACCCACACTAGCTGATGAACGCTTGTATTTCTGGGCCAGCCCGTTAAGTATCTATCTAGACGGAACCAATCAAGGGCAAGGAGACTTTGTGGACGGAACTGGCCCAGTGGCATTGAATGTGTTTGTACCCACTGGTGCTATACCTGTGCAAGTGATTCCATTGTTGATTACCAGTTTACCCAGCAGTTTGATTACAGAAATCACACAGCAAATTTTGCTGTATAGAAATTTTGGTCTAGGGTATGACAACACAGGCTCAATCACAGGCACTCCTTACACTTGGTATCTAATCAATTCCAACAATATAGACATTGATGCCACATTTAGTCTAGCAAACGCAGGTAGCACATCTGGTACAAATCAAGATGCCAGCTGGATGATACAAGCAGTGACCAATGGAACACAATACACAGTGACCAGTCGTGCGTTGGTATACAACTGGGGATCAGTATTGCAAACTAGATTCTTCTTTGAAAACGGCAATCGCATTTATGATCCTCGCCTGGGTAACATTGTCAGCGACTATATCAATGTACTCAAGGTCAACAGTTTACCTGATTCAAACAGCCCTCAACCAGGCGACATCTATCTCAAGATAACTGGACAGCCTGTGGAGTCTGATGGCCTAGTTAACGACTTCCAAGTTATTGTTAGCTATGAAGATCGCAATAATGACGGTGTTACGGATGATCCTGATTTCTTCAATGAAATTGTTGCACCCGAAGTGAATCCAAATACAAAATATGTATTCTTCCAAAAGACTGTGGACTTTGACAATCTACAACGCTATTTGTTAATTGCCCCGGGCATCGTCAACTATGACTATGCTACTATGAATGATATCGAAGCTGTAAAAGCTCAATACGTTGTGGGACAGATCTTTTATGCATATTCTCAAACAATAACAGTAGGCCCGTTAGCAGGGAAAGTGGGTGCGTTTTATCAATTGACAATCAGTACCAATGGAACAAAAATCTTGTTAGATGTAACAGAAGAGTGGTTGGCCAGAGTTGGCCGTTCAGGAATGTATTTCCAATACAGACACAATGCTCCTCTGACAGATCGTATTGATCCTGGAACTACTAACATTATTGATTTGTATGTGGTCACACAGGCCTATTACACATCTTATCAAAACTGGATTAGAGATTCAACAAACACAGTGCCCAAACCAGATGTTCCCACAATCAATGAGCTCAGCACTGCATATCAAGGACTTGATTCTTACAAAATGATATCTGACAATATAGTATTAAATTCAGTATCATTCAAGCCATTGTTTGGTCCCAAAGCAGCTGAAAATCTACGTGCAACTATCAAGGTAATACGTGCTGCCAATTCTACTGCTAGCGAAAGTGAAATTAAAACACTAGTAGTAGCCAATTTGAATGAATATTTTAGTATTACCAATTGGAATTTTGGCGATACGTTTTATTTCTCAGAACTAGCTGCTTACATACACAGAAATATGGGCGGCATTGTAAGTTCAGTGGTCTTGGTACCATTGGATCCATTGAAATATTTTGGCGACTTATATGAAATAAATTCAGCACCAAATGAAATATTTGTCAATGGTGCTGGCGTAAGCTCAGTAGAGGTGATAACTTCCTTGACTTCAACTAACATCAGAACTGCACCAGGCAGCGGAGTAATTTAATGGCCACAACAAAGTCGGTAGATTTTCTACCACCGATATTCCAAACCAGCACTAACAAGCAATTCTTATCAGCTACATTAGATCAACTGGTTCAGGAACCTGAATTCAAAAAAACACAAGGGTTTGTTGGACGTCATATAGGCCCTGGAGTAAATCCCAACGACTATTATGTGATTGAACCCACAGCGGCTCGATCAAACTATCAGCTGGAACCAGGTGTGATAAGTTTGGTACCAGATACCGATACCATTGCTGATGCAGTAACTTATCCAGGTATCACCGATGCAATAGGACGTCAAGGCGGATTTACCAATAACGCATCAAGACTTTATACCAGCGATTATTACACCTGGGATCCGTTTATAAACTTTGATAAGTTTACAAATTACAGCCAGTATTACTGGTTGCCTGGCGGTCCTATATCTGTGGGTGTAAGCGGAACAACTATTCCTACCACAGCCACATATGGTGTGACTAGAGCAAACACATATTATGAATTCTCCAGCATCAAAGGCGAGAATCCAGTAATTACGTTAGTACGCGGCGGCACATATGAATTTGTAGTTAATCAAGCACCTAATGCTTTTTGGATACAAGCCGACCCTGGTGTCGCTGGGCGGCTGTCTTATGCTCCTAACATTAGCTCTAGAAATGTACTAGGTGTTACCAACAACGGCGAAGATTCGGGTACAATTACTTTCAGTGTACCTTACAAGACTGCTCAACAGTTTTATTACGATCTGACATTGGCCCCTACAGTTCCTACAGCTGGGCAGGTTGATTTGTTAACTGACATTGATTACAATCAAATCAATGGAGCGTTGGTATCTACATTTTTTGCCAACTATCCTTCGGGCATAGATGGCATAACCAATCTTCAAAATCGCACTGTGGTATTCGACAATACCACAGCACCTACTGATGTATATCAAATTCAATACATAGGTACCGGCGCCGGGCAGACTATACAATTAATTCCAGTGCTATCTGTACCTGGCCTAAACAAATTCACTATTATGTTTGGTGCTGAGTGGAGCACCACACAGTGGTATCTTAATGCGTCTGGCTATTTTGAACAAATACCTTTACTGACTGCTGTACAAGATCTACTATGGTATCAAGACGGCACCAATCCAGAAATTTTTGGACAGATTAGACTAGTAGATCAAACTCAAGCTGCAACTATCAATGTGATCACTGACATACTTGGTGAGAAAAATTATACTTCGCCCAATGGTGTGGTGTTTACAAACAATTTAAAAATCACATTTGAAGGCGCAGTAGTTCCCACAAGCTATCAAACCCAAACTTACTATGTGGCAGGTGTAGGTACAGCCATACAGTTGTTGTTGGAAACTGACTATATTACTCCAGAAATTATACGCACTGCTAGCACTCCTTGGGATTTTGTTCCATGGGATTCTGCCAACTGGGACGGAACATTAAATCAACCATTGGATCCTGACTACATTACAATAGCGTTAGATAGTCCTGACCTCAATGCTTGGACACGATCAAATCGTTGGTTCCATATTGATGTAATCAACGCATCGGCTGCGTACAATAACACAATTGCAGTGTTGGATAACACATTCCGTGCCAAGCGCCCTATCATTGAATTCCGAGGCGGTACACGTTTGTATAACATGGGCACACAGTCCAAAGATCCAGTAAACATAATTGATCTAAATCAAACTGATGCATTATCTAATGTTAATGGTGCCACTGAGTATTATGTAGACGGGTATCTGCTACAGCAAGGCAGCAGAGTTATTTTTGCACGTGATGACGACCTAGCAGTGCGTGATAAGATCTATGTGGTAGACTTTATTAGTCCAGCTTCTGTACCATTGCCCGATAGTTCCTTAGTTGAACAACCTATTATTAATCTAGTGCCTGCAGATGATGCTGTGGCCCTGGCAGAGCAGTGTGTGGTTTGTTTAAGTGGTAACACACTGCAAGGCGTGACTTTTTATTATGATGGTATACAATGGATTCGAGCACAGCAAAAAACAGTTGTGAATCAGAATCCCATGTTTGATGTGTACGACCAAGCAGGATATAGTCTTGGCAATCGTGTGGTGTATCCAAGCTCAACTTTTCCAAATACCAAAAACAATCTTGGTACTGTAGTAGGCGGCAGCCCATTGTTTAGCTATGCCATTGGACCAGGAACGGTAGCAGATACAGTGTTGGGATTTCCGCTGAGATATCTCAGCTTGAACAACATCGGCGATATTGTGTTTGATAACAATCTTTATGCAGACACCTTTATCTATGTCAAGGACAACATACAACAAACTGAACATATCAGTATAGGACATGTTCGACAATATGAAGATCGTACTGTATATGTCAAAGAACTTGGCTGGCAAAAAGCTGTGGCCAAGAGTCAAGTTTACCAACAGTTTAACTTCACATACAGTACCACTCCCATAACAGGATCTATCTCGGGTACAACACTAACTGTGACACAAGGGCCGGCTACTGGTTCACTATTAATTGGACAAACCCTAGCTGGTAACGGAGTTGTTCCAGGTACCCAAATTACAGGATTAATTACTGGCACCGGCGGCGTAGGGACGTATACTATTACCCCATCACAAACTGTACTGTCAAAAATTATCACAGCAACAACACCATTGATTCTAGATGTAGCAGCAGTTCCAACTGGGTTAATACCCAGTGTCAAAGTCTATGCTACCAGCGTGAGTCAAAACTATAGTAGTTTGTTTCAAGACCCGGGCAATTATACAGTTACCACCACAGACAATACCACAATTATTAGATTCAACCCCACAACAAAAATAGTGTTGGGAGACATCATTGAAGTATTAGTTCTAAGCGATCAGATAAGTGCTGTTGGTTTCTATCAAGTGCCTGTTAACTTGGAAAATAATCCGTTGAACGGCAACAATCCATTCTTTACATTGGGTACCATAAGAACACATTATGATACCATTGCACAAAATTTAGTCAATCTCACTGGCGCTGTAAATGGTGCCAACAACACAAGAGATCTGGGCAACATTGTACCTTATGGCTTGAGCATTTTGCAACAAAGCTCACCAATGACACTGGCCGGATACTTCTTGCGCAAACCTGATTACGATATCTTTTCTTCATTGGCATTCAATTCTAGAGAATACGAAAAATTCAAAGCGCAGTTCTTGAACACAGCAGTGCAGGGTGACTACACAAACATGACAGTGGCAGAAATACTAAATGCAGTATTTTCTGAAATCAACACAGGTCGTACCAGTTCAAATCCATTCTATTGGTCAGACATGTTGCCTACTGGCACAGTGTACACTCAATTGCAGACCACTGTGACTCCAATCACTGGGCAAGTGTTTGATCTCACTCAAGTGTACAATTACACTTCTGCTAATTATCAAGCATTGCTGGTATATGTCAACGATCGATTGCTAACCAGAAATGTTGAATATGTGGTCAGCACTGATGCACCTATTATCACAATCTTGCTACCATTGGCCGTGGGTGATGTTGTGACCATTCAAGAGTACGAAGCTACTTTTGGTAGTTATGTTCCCAACACTCCTACTAAATTAGGATTGTATCCAGCGTATGTGCCTGAAATATTCTTAGATGACACTTACGTAACACCTACATTTGTTATTCGTGGACACGACGGATCTATTACCAGAGCATTCAGTGATTTCCGTGATCAGTTGTTGTTGGAATTTGAAACAAGAATTTACAACAACTTGAAACTGGATGGCAATCCTGTGCCGCTGACTGCCGCAGAAGTTATCCCAGGGCAATTCCGTACTACTGATTATAGTTTAGTAGAAATTCAAGATATCTTAAACCAAGACTTTTTGACTTGGGTAGGATGGAACAAACTTGATTACAAAACACAAGATTACATTCCAACTAATGAGTTTACTTGGAATTACAGCACAGCATCAAACAAACTCAATCGTGATCCATTATTGATTGGCGCCTGGCGTGGCATCTACAATTACTTTTACGATACTATCTATCCAGCCACACGTCCTTGGGAATTGCTGGGATTTAGTGAGCGTCCAGTTTGGTGGGAAAATCAATATGGCCCAGCGCCGTACACTTCGGGTAACTTGGTGTTATGGGGCGATCTAGCTGCGGGTCTAGTGAGAGATCCAGTGGCTCCTTATGTTCGCCCTGAATACATTCGTCCTGAATTATTGCAAGTGATCCCGGTTGACAGCGAAGGTGTATTGTTGAGTCCACAACAAGTGGTAGTAGGAAACTTCAACTCAGCTGACTTCCGCAAGAGCTGGATAGCCGGCGACGACGGCCCCGTAGAAAATGCATGGCGTACCAGCAGCGCATATCCATTTGCCATTATGAGATTGTTGGCATTGACTCGCCCTGCTGAATTCTTCTCATTATTTGCTGACAGAGATCTGTACAAGTTTGACACAGATTATGATCAGTATCTGTACAACAATCGTTATAGACTTGATGCCAATGGTGTTGAAGTATATGGCGACGGTACTAGTAAAGCCAGCTACATTGACTGGATAGTAGACTTTAACCGAGTGAGTGGTATCAACTCAACTGCTGCACTTACTGCCGACCTTAAGAATCTTGACGTGAGATTATGCTATAGAATGGCATCGTTCACTGGCAAAAATCTACTGGAACTGTATACTGAAAAATCTAGTCCCAACAGTTTAAACTCCAGTTTGTTATTGCCCGACGACAGTTACAATCTACTGTTCTACAAAAATGTACCATTTGCGCAACTTACCTACTCAAGCGTAATTGTGCAAAGCACTTCTACCGGCTGGGCAGTGTATGGTTACAATATGAGTCAACCATATTTTAACATATTGCAAAGCAAGATCAATGGTAATTTGGGCACTATATCAGCTGGCAGTAGCACAGTGCGTGTTCCGGTAACATATACTGATAATGTAGTACAAATTCCATATGGTTACGTGTTTACTAATCAAACATTAGTAGCTGACTTTTTGTTAAGCTACGGCGCCCTACTACAATCACAAGGTCTGGTATTTGATACATTAGAAAATGGGTATGTGTTGGACTGGAATCAAATGGTTAGTGAATTCTTGTACTGGAGTAATCAAGGGTGGGATACTGGTAGTATTATCAACTTGAACCCAGGCGCAACTAAATTGATTGTAGAGCGTGCAGGGGCAATTGTTGATAGCATTGCAGTGCAAACTACAGAGAACATGGTTCTGAATGCTGACCGTGTACCATTCAATGCAAGAGACTTGGTAATCGAACGACTAGATAATACTTTCACTATTACCAGCTTGACCACAGAGACTATCAACTTCCTCAATATCAAGTTTACCAGTTACGAAAACATGATTGTGTTGGATAACACTAGTATTTTTGCTGACTTGATCTATGATCCTATAACTGGTGCAAGACAAAGTCGTATCAGACTAGTGGGATGGAATACCACCGAATGGAATGGGCAATTGAATGCTCAAGGATTTATCTTGAATCAAGATAATGTCAATGCTTGGAATCCATTGAAGAAATATGCTCGTGGTGAAATTGTAAAATGGAAAAATACCTATTACAGTGCCATTGACATAGTACAGCCATCTGTAGACTTTGATATCAACAACTGGAGAGTCTCCAACTACACATCCATTCAACAAGGATTGTTACCTAACTTGGCTAACAAGAGTAACCAGTTGGCCAACAGCTACAATATCTACACTGCTAATCTTGAACTCAATCAAGATTTGTTCTCGTATGCATTGATTGGATGGAAGCCTCGACAGTACATGGTAAATCTAGAATTAGATAGTACCAGTCAAGTTAGTTTGTATCAACAATTTTTAGGCACCAAAGGTACCTTGCGTGCTGCTGACATATTCTCGTTTGCTGACATAGGGCGCGGCCCGACACAGTATCAAATTTATGAAAACTGGGCTATACTTCGTGGAGTATACGGTGCCAATGCAAATCGCAGCTTTTACGAACTACAACTAAACGAAGCATTACTTACTTCTAATCCCAGCACTATTCAAGTTGTGCTGCCCAACGAATCTAGTTTGGCTGAACAAACAGTGCTGGTGAGCAACTTGTGGAAAACCAGTTATAAGATAACTAGTCCAGACATATTAACCACAATAATCCTGCCCATAGCAGATTCAGCATTGCCCAGTGCTGGTTATGTGAACTTTGATGATGTTGATATCACTGTATTTGATATTGCAAACACTGCTGAAATAAATGCCAGCATCGACAGTATCAATGTAGCAACCGATATCTGGGTAGC